TATTTTAGGCGACAAATATGTCAGCCTGGTTAATCATTTTGAAACGATGCGCAGGAAAAGGAACGAATTGACATATGAGGCTGGAACGTTGCTTTCCGGATCAGAATCTAAGCAAGCTTTGGATGACGCCACTTTGCTAATAAGAAATATTCTGAAAGAAGTGAAGTTGCGAAATTCTCAGTTTGAACTTAAGTTGTAAAGTTTATAATATGAACCAGTAGGAAGATTTGGAGGGGTCGCGTAGTGGTCGAGCGCGCGTGTTTGGAAAACACGTAATCCGCAAGGGTTCCAGGGTTCGAATCCCTGCCTCTCCGATGTACTTTTTATACACACTGCTATTACCTCGTCTTAACCCTACCAAAAGTATCAAATCTCCCATATAAATCAATAGGTTACATCACAAGTTTATTAAAGCCATTTCAAGTTATCGCAAGATAACAGAAGTGGCTTTTTTGTTTAAAAAAGTGGTAGAAAAGTGGTAGGAAATTGCCAGGAGGAAACGATGGTAGCAATTAATAAAGAAACTTATTGGAATGATGGGCTTTGCCGGTATGAAGACATCTCAACTTTTTCATATCCAACAGAGATTGAGTTATTGAAGATATTTCCGGAGGCGAGGGAGATAATCCCGCAGAAGATAGATGAGTGGATGAGGGTGAAGGGGAAGCTCCTCAGCAAGGAAGTAATGCCTGTATTAAAGAAGATTGGCGGTATTAAAGATGATTTCTCTCGCTGGTTCTGGAGGGAGGCCTACAAGTCTTTTGTTAATCCAAGATTTATAGAGACGGTAGAGCAATTGGCACGCCTTAAAAGGCTTCAGATATTAATTGCTGATACTAAGCACTCTAAGAATATTGTAGATTTTGAGCAGAAGAAAGAGGCCGCCAAGCAAACTCCCATTCTAAGTTTATATTCTTTCCAGAAGCTGAGAAAACTAGGTTCAAGATATACTGCATTATGTCCATTTCACAATGAGGATACTGCCAGTTTTGTTATCTACCCGGATAATTCATTCCATTGTTTTGGCTGTCAAGCTCACGGAGATGCTATAGATTTTGTGAAGTTATTGAAAAATTACGATTTTAAAGAAGCAGTCGGATCTCTTTGTTTTGGAGGGGTGGCATAATGAGTACGAATGTTTTATTAGAAAAAGAGTTTACGAATGCTCTCAAAGATACACGAGAACCCAATGAGATTGAGATTAAAAATTGCAATCAGATAGCCGAAAGTATTCAAAGAGATAAAACTCTATTGTATTGTGATGGCTATTACGAATATGAATTAGGAGTGTTCCTGTTGGTCAAGGAAGATAAGATAAAGAAATTCATAAAGGCTAAATTGAAAGATAAATTCACCCAGTTTAAAGCAAATGAGATCCTCCATTCCTTGAGAGTTGATATAGCCTTAGGATGTTCTGAAGATTTGAATGCAAGCAAGCTGTTGAATTTGAAGAATGGTATGTTTGATCTTGAGACTTTAAAGCTTATTCCTCATTCATCTGATTTTAAGTCAACAATACAGTTGCCGGTAAATTATGATCCAAATGCAAAGTGCGGTAAATGGCTTGAATCCTTAAAGGAAATATTCTTGGATGATATTGAGAAAGCAGATATATTACAAGAGTTTTTTGGGTTGTGTCTTACAAAGGAAACTAAGTACGAAAAGGCGCTTTTTACAATAGGAGAAGGTGCAAACGGAAAATCTACGATACTACATATCCTTCAGCAGATACTTGGGAAAAGAAATTATAGTTCTGTTCCATTAGAGTTATTTAATAACCCGCATTATACCGCTAATTTTTATAACCGGTTAGCCAATATTTCTATTGAAACCAATGCTAAAAGTTCGGTCTATGATTCTCTAATGAAGGCGGTAATATCTGGAGATACGATTAGCGCGGATCTTAAATATCAGAATGTTATACAATTCAATCCCTTCTGTAAGTTAATCTTCGCCCTTAATAGTATGCCAAGAGTAGATGATAAAACAGACGCTTTCTATAGGAGGATAATTGTTTTAAGATTTAATCGGCAGTTTAAGGAAGATGAACAGAATAAAAACTTAAAGCATGAACTTGAGGTTGAAATGGACGGAATCTTTGCTTGGATGGTTGAGGGCCTTAGAAGATTGCGCCAGAGAGGTTATTTTGAGCTTTCTACAGGCATAAAACAAGAGGTAGAGGAATATCGCAAAGAAAATAACAATGTTCTTACTTTTGTTGAGGAAGAGTGCAATTTAGAGTCAGATGCCATTATTTCTAAGCAGGAACTTTATAATTCTTATAGTGAATGGTGTAAGAAGAATGGCTATAAGAGCTTAGCTAAGAAGAAATTTGGTAAAGAATTGGCAAAGCATTTTCAGGGTAAGATAACAGATGGCCGAAGTGGATCAGGAGATATAAGGATATGGATGGGAGTAGGAGCAACGGGGGCAATCATTTGACGATACTGACGAAGCTGACGATTATTGTTCTATGTTATCTTGCTATCTCCTATCTTTTTTACCGCTATAAAGCACGAGGATAACAATAAAGAAATATCGTCAGAATTGTCAGTAATTGTCAGTAGACAAAGGATAATGCATGAAAAACGAAGTAAAATTAACCCTAAAACAGCGGAAATTCATTAAATATTATATTGAAACCGGTAATGCAAGCTTGGCGGCGCGCAGGGCAGGATATGCCTTAGGTAAAGAACAGGGCTATGAAAACCTCACTAAGCCTCACATTCGGCTTGCTTTTATGGTTCTTTTGGATAAAAGGGGTCTAACGGATGAGAAAATTATCGATAAGCTTATTGAATTGATTGAAGCTAAGCGGCAGATATCAGCCAATATTACCTATGGCGATGCAGACGAAAAGACAGTGGACTTTATTGAGGTGCCGGATAACCCAACACAGATAAAAGCCCTTGAGCTTCTAATAAAATTAAAATCACTTATAGGTAATGACGGAAATACCCTGATAGATCAATCTCAACATGTAACCCAGATATTTCTTGCTAACAAAATAAAAGAAGCAAGGGAAAGAATAATCAATGGCAAAGTTATCAGCACAGAATCCGGAACGTGACTTGATTAATGATATGGTTTCAATATCTAAAGACCCCTACGATTGGGTTTTATATTCTTTTGAATGGGGCAAGGGCGAGCTTTTAGGCTTTGATGGGCCGGATGTATGGCAGAAGGACCTACTTTGCGCCATTAGGGATGGCTTATTGACTTCGAATGAAGCGATAAGGCTGGCAACTGCTTCAGGAAATGGCGTAGGTAAATCCGCTTTAGTGTCCTGGATTATCCTCTGGTCGTTATCTACCTTCGAAGATACTCGTGGAATAGTTACCGCTAACACAGAAAATCAGCTCAGGACTAAAACTTGGGCTGAACTTGCTAAATGGTATCGGTTATTTATAGCTACACACTGGTTTACTTTTACCGCAACGGCAATCTATTCAGTTGATCCAGAACATGAAAAGACTTGGCGTGTAGATCAGATTCCCTGGTCAGAGCATAATTCAGAAGCGTTTGCGGGACTACACAATAAGGGCAAACGTATTATTGTGATAATGGATGAAGCTTCGGCTATTCCTGATATTATATGGGAAGTTACTGAAGGCGCTCTTACTGATGAAGGTACCGAAATAATCTGGGCTGTCTTTGGTAATCCAACACGAAATACAGGGCGCTTTCATAGTTGCTTTGCTAAGTCTCGGAATAGATGGAAAACTTGGCAGATAGATAGCCAAACAGTTAAGATTACTAACAAAGAACAGCTTAGTCAGTGGATTGGAGACTACGGAATAGACAGTGACTGGGTACGTGTTCACGTTCTAGGAAAGTTTCCTAAGGCAAGCGACCTACAGTTTATCCCAACAGACATAGCAGAGGCTGCAGCTGGGCGCAAACTTGGAGAGAACTCATACTATTGGGCACCAAAGATAATCGGTCTTGATCCAGCTTGGACAGGTGGAGATAACATAGTTATCTATTTACGGCAAGGTTTAATGGCTAAAAAGCTTGCAGAGTTTCAAAAGAATGATGACGACAGTAAAATAGCCGGTGCACTTGCGCACTACGAAGACGCAGAGAAAGCAGACGCAGTCTTTATAGACCAAGGTTACGGCACAGGGATATACTCCTTTGGTAAGACGCTAAACCGTAACTGGACGCTTGTTAACTTTGGGGCAAAGAGCGGAACTCCAGGGTTCGCTAATAAGCGTGCAGAGATATGGGGTATGCTAAAGCAGTGGCTCATAGAAGGTGGCTGTGTCCCCAAAGATCCTAAGATGATTGTAGATCTAACCGGCCCAGAGAGCCATATAAACATACGCGATTGCATTGTACTGGAAAGTAAAGACAGCATGCGTAAACGCGGATTAGCAAGTCCCGGGAACGCAGACGCTCTAGCTTTGACGTTTGCATTCCCGGTTAAGGCCAAG